TCTATGACCGATGCAAGTATGCCGTTGGCGTCATTTTCTAGGCCAAGGTCGTTGTCGGCACTGACCAATACTTGAAGTTGTGTAATCGCGTCGCTTAGAACTTGCTTTTCAACTTCAGGGTCGACACCTTCGTTAATGGGGATAAATTTGAAGCTACTCACTTCTTCTTTAATAATTTGNTTNAATCTTGATTTGCGGATTTTCATTTAGTTAATCTCCCATGGTTTTAAAATTTCGTTTAATGCCCTATTAATTCTATCAGCTTTTGTGGTGATATTATTAGGCTTTCTCTCTTTACCTTCCTTCATCATAAAGGCTCCAGTAGTAGATGGTTCTGATACAAAGTCAAAACAAATGAGCTGAAAGTCGTCTTGTACTATTGTATCTCCGCCNGAAGCTTGAGACACAGAGCCTAAGCCGCGAGAGGAGATCCCAAGCTTGACGCCACCTTCGATAAGGTTGCGGAGGATTTGTCCTGATGGGGTTGTAAGTACTTGAACTTTACCTTTGACGTCATCTCCGTCCCACCAAATGTCTGTAACAATGTGGGAAGAGTTCTTCAAGTTAACGATGTCTGAATCTGGATGATCTAACTCTCCTACAGCTCGCCTGTCTCGAACCAACTTCTTGTAGTTCTCCACTTCTCTCTGTAGAACCTCGCGAGGATAACGTCGACCGTTACCATTCTTTGCGTTTGCTCTCTGCATAACGCCAGTCAAGAAGTAAGCACCTTGTTCGCGAACCTGTGCCTTTTCTGCTTCAGTCAGCAAATCTTCACATGTCCCGTTTGGGCATAGTTCATAATATTCTGTTAATAAATACTTTGACATCAATCTCTCCAAATCAAAAGACGGGCATTACCCGTCCGAGTCAGTTACCCTTGCAGCAACGTCTTACTGGTTGTAGCATCCACTTTTTTGTCCAGCCGTTCATACTTAACTCCTTCATCTCCGACAACCTGACACAGTATGTAACTGGTTCCAGAAGAAAGACATCCCAACAAAAACCCTGTTAGGATGCTATTATCAAAGATAAATAGTGTTGTAAAATCGTTTATTCCCCAAAGAAATAGTCCTGACCAGAAACCAACACACATAGAGCAGTTGAAAAGACAACCAAGCCATCCGTCTGTCGGGCGGATCCTATCAAATATTGTACCATAAACAATGATCTGTGTTAAGCCATAAGCACACAAAACAAACATCAAGAGGTTCATTAGACGTTCCAGTATCCTCTCAATTTTCCGATGGAACCCTTCTTTGCAGCTTGCGGCACTTTTCCCAAAGGAGTGGTTTCGTCTGCAGGTGGGTCTGTCCACTCTTCGACTTCCATCTCTTTGTGTGCTTTTTCATACATAAAGTAAGGCTTTTCTTCCTCGATGAATTTATTAATAGATACCATGAAGATCTTGGTGGGGTCTAGACCACTGGTTGGCTCAGGAAGTTGGCCTTCGATGGAACCATAAACGTTTCCGCCTCGAACGGATTCTGGTGTTACCACTCCGCCTCTTACGAGAAACTCAAACATTCTGTTCTGAGTTGCATAAACCGTATCACTCAATAGGTTTTTGGCGAAAGTAACAACCTTCTTTGTTGCGGGGGAATAAACAATATCGATGTCGATATGGTCGAAAATCATAATGTTGCCGTCCAAGCTGCGGCGAGCGTTCATTTTATAACTAATCGACTCGGTGGCGCTGTCTTCGGCCTTTTTCTCTGGGCCGGTTTCTACATCAATTTCTATAGTCATTATGATTCAACCTCCGTTACAAAGCTCTGTACGTTCATCACCTGTCGGATAAGGTCTTCATCAATCGGCTTCTTGGCCATCTCGTTCAATACCTCGATTACCTTGTTTGTTGATTCCGTCATTTCTTTGTCTGAATTGATCTCTTCGTTTTGAAGTGATTTCTTTACTTTGCCTTTTAGTCGGCCGACTTCTTCGTTCAAGTACATTTTAAACTCAACACCGTTGTCGGAGACAGAGGAGACATACCTCTTTAATAATTCTTTTTGTTCTTCGGGAAGTATTGAAGAATATTCCTCGTTAAACTTTTGAACAAATGTTCTATAGACAACCTCATCGACAGATTTCATAGTGTCGATTTTTGACTCTTCTGCGATTGTAGAGATGACTGCATCTTCGAGAAGCATGCGATCCTTTACGGTGACTTCATCACTAAACATTTTAGAAATTGTTGCAAGGTGCTTGTAGTTTCCTACAAAGTTGGAAAACACACTCTTGGATAGGCGCTTATTGATGGAGTTGATTAAAGCAGTTTGTTCTAGAAACAGTTCATCTTTGTTAATTTTGGAGTGTTGTGCCCTTGCTTCTTGCACGACACGAGTGGCTCTGCCTCTTTCCGGTTCAGAAGATTTGTTGAGACTTTGAAAGAGATCTAATTCCTTTCGGAGTTGAGTTCCCTTTTTGAAATGTTTCTTAACGATGGAAACAACCGTAGTCTTTTTTTCCATGTCTTTTGAAACAATCGCCTTGGTCATCTCGTGACTGAGGGCTTCAAAAATGAATGCTGTATTTCTTTTCTTATTGTGTTTCGCCATCGTCTTTTTTCTCCAATTCAAGCTTGTCTGTTTTTGCTAATGATTCTGCAAAACGCTGTATTGTTTGACTTGTCTGCAGGATCTTCTTTTCGTCGTTCTTATAATTAGTACCTTTGGACTCCATTATTCCATTAGTTAAGCCACCAAGGCCAATGTCTTGCGCTCCAGGGAGGGTGTTTTTGACCGCACTGGATGCTGCAAAGTTCCCTGTGGTGCGACCCATTGATGTTTTACGGGCGCCAAGGCTTTTTCCATGGTCGCCACGGACATCATAAATCTTTCCTTTGGAACGCTTTGTTGTTGTCTTGGCGCCTCTGCGGGGCTTACGCTCACCGATAGTTGGTGAATCACTTCTTCGACCAGGAGGTGCTGTGAGGAGAGTATCATCCTCTTCGGCGCCGGTGTCGTCAGGTTCGTCTCCACCGAGGTCTAAATCGTCACCTCCACCGAGGTCTAAATCGTCATCTCCGCCGAGGTCCATGTCCCCACCACCTGCGTCGCCGCCTTCGGCTCCTTGGCCAACGGCTTCGAGTTGGGCGTCGAGGTTACGATCAAAAAACATCTCGCGTTGCATTCTAACAACTTCGTCATCAGTAAGTCCAAAGACGTTATGGGAAACCCAACGCTTACTAAAAAAGCCTTCGGTTGCAGCTGCAGCAACGTCAAACTTTGTTCTCCAGTGTTCAAGTTCTTGGAGTTCTGCAATCTTGGACGGATTGTTTAAACTAAGGGTGAAGTTAACCAAATCATCTCCGCGAAAACCAAGAGTGTAAAGGTGGATAACACCAATCTTCTCCACTTCAGAAAGGACACTCCTCTGAAGGCGTTGGATCGTTCTTGCGAATCGAATATCTTTCTGAGCTAGTGTTGACTTATCTTCATCGGCGCCTTCGCCACGAGACAAATAAGACTGTGGGACTTTAAGGGCTGAGAAGAGTTTGTCTCTTAAATATTTAACGTCATCAATATCACCCGTGAATGTGCCGCCGGGAAGCGATTCAATCTTTGAAGAAGAGTCACCACGGACGGGCATGAAATAATCTTCTTCTACCGACAGGGGATTGTATCTTAAGTCCACTCGGCCTGTTGCAGAATCAACAACTTGATTTCTTTTCATCTGGGTCATGATACGCTGCATGTACTGTTCAACATCTTGTGGGGCAATGTTACCTACATCAATATAAAATACTCGTCGTTCAGGAGAACGGACGACGCGATAGGACATCATAGCGTCCTCGAGGAGAGTCAGTTGTCTCCAGATTCGTCTAGCAGGTTCAAGAACTGAAGTTCCGTAAGGGCTGTACTTGTCGTTTCCGAGGATGCGGAAGTGGGCCATTTGCCAGTTTTCAAAAGTCAACCCTCCGGAGTTCCATTGGAATTGAATGTAATTAGGGTTGGCTGGGTCTTCGCCCTCCAACCTCTCAACCTCTTGAGGTGGTAGGCCGATGGCCGTTTTAATACCTTCCTCTTCGTCGATGTCCAAGTATAAAAAGAAATCTCCATATTTACACATCGTGCGGCACCAGCCGAACAAGTTAAATTGGAGATTGAGAACGTTAGCATACAGAGAGGTTAGGATATTTTTAATCTCGTCGTTCTGACAGTTGATTCTCAACATATCCTGTATTTGAGAATAGGTCGTCATTTCATCTGCATAAATGTCTAGAGAGGATGCAATCTCTGGGGTATACTCCATTTGGTCGAAGTCCATGTATCTCTCTGCTCGGTTTTGGTTTCCAAGGGAGTTGGCTTGCATAACATCAAAAGGATTGTAGGTGGATTTCTTAAAGTCTCTGCCGCTTGCTGACTGGAACTGGTTCTTATACTTATTTAATTGCCTTCGTCTCTGCTGACGATACATCTGTGTACGTCTGTTAATGATTGGGCCAGAGAACAATCTCGTTAATCGATTGAAGAGTCCGGATTCAGGGTTTCTTGGGTTTCTTTTATTATCAGCCATTTCTTATCCTTTGTAGAGCCACGAAAAATCTTGGTAATCTTTAATTGTTTCTTTTCGTTCCTGTGCACGTTCGTTGTCTAAAGAACTATTATAACCTATTTGGCCAGGAATTTTAGTATTTATTTTTGTATTTGTTAAAATCATTGCGTCTAGACAGGCCTTGCTATATTCCACGGACCTACTGCTGGTAAGTATCGCGGTGTCCCTGACCCAACATGCAATTGCTAACGACATCATAAGATCATCGTTGTAGCCTCGCATTGCTTCGGGCCTTCCATGATTCCACACGAACGTTCTCATTTCACTGATTAGACGCACAGAATACACTTTAAGTAGTTGGTTCCTAATATATTCTTCCAATTTTGCAATGATAAGCGGCCTTGTCTTCATTGATGTTGTAAAGCCGGGCACTGCAGATGATTTGGTTTCTGCAACCAATGGGTCAACATATTCGTGTGATCCCTTTTGGGAATAATACAAATTGGGATACTGAGTTTCTATTAGTTTCTCTAAAATGTTAAAGCCGATGTTGTTGTTTTCGACGACAAGCATACAGTCTCCATACTCTCTCCCCGTGGTGTTGAGGACACCAGCGAACATCTCCAAACTTGGCTTACCTTGATATTCAGCGACAACTTCCATCGTCTCGAGCTTCACGATGTTGAATACGGAAAAATCTCTCCCATCGCCGCGAGCGACGTCGGCAACTAATATATAAGAATTAGACGGTTGGAATTCTTCCCATATCCACAAGTTTCTATCGAAGCCTGTCTTATATTTGGGCTCAACGACACTGGCTTCAAGCCTTGATATGTCATCGGGATTAATGACCGACTCACCTGAAGCTAGAAATGAGCATTCTAATTCCTGTGCTATATCTCTTCTGGACATGTTTCTGGTTTCTTTTTCAAACCAAGATTTGTCCCTATCAGGGTGGACGTCCCACTGGAGAGTTGTTGAGTAAAAGTCGTTTCTGTTCTCGTCGGCATCTGCAAAGGTTTTATGAAACCAGTTTCCGACGCCGTTTGGAGTGGATAGGGCGATGCAGCGACCACCAGTTGAGAGGGTGGGATACAAACCCATCCACAGCTCTTCGAGTCCTTCAACGTGGGCGGCTTCATCAATGACCAGAAGAGACAACGCTTCAGAGCGACCTGCATCTCCCGAAGTGGATGATGCTTTTATTTGCGAACCGTTTGAAAGTTCAAATGAAGAACGGTTATCGATTGTGATTGTCGCGGTGGACATCCACTCAGGAAGGTTTTTAATAATCTGCTTTACCTTCTTAACAAGGTTCGATGCAGTTCCGAACTTGGTTGCAACCACGAGGACATTCTTTTCCCTGTGAAACATCATTAGCCAAGCAATGTATGCACCAGAGATAGTTGAAATACCTAACTGACGGGCTTTGAGGATTACATTAAAGCGATGATCAGCAAAGTCTCTCAGTAGTTGTGTCTGAAAGTCATATGTGTTAAAGGGGATCTGTCCCTTGAGGGGATGGGAGATCCTTGCATAAGTATTCGTGAAGTAAACGGGATCTTTTCCGCACTTCACGATTTCTTTAATTATTTCTTTTTTTGATAACTTGTAGCCAGCCATAGGCACACTCTACTTTTCGTTAGCCCCTGATGTGATTGAGACATTCTTTGGCTTCTTTTGGGTTTTACCAAGCTCCAAGAAAGACTTAATTGCAGAATCAACGTCCCTTGGCCTCGTATCTGGTAAGTCTTCCTTGTCGACTCCCTGAATCTCATATTCACAATGGGCCTGCACCCATGAGCGAACGCGAGATGTGGACTGAATATTGCCCATCACAAGAGAACCCTCTTTCTTTAGCTTCAAAGTTTCTTTTGTAATACTCTTGTATTCCTTTTTCAAAAACTTTGTGACCTCTTCAATGGAGGATTCGATTTCTGTTTTTAGCTTGTTTTCTGCGATCTCTTTACTAGGCATCTCGCGGGTGTAACTCACCTTCATGATGTTTCCTGAAAACGTGACTCCGAAGCCGTCCATCACTCTTCGGTCGGTGATTGGGGTTGGCTTGTCCCTTTGAAGGCCAATGTCGAGGGGCTCGCCCTCTGCATCTACTGCGCCGTCATGTGCATTGGCTGCAGCTTGGTTAATTCCCCTTACAATATCTGATATGTTTGACATTTTATTTATCTCCTAGTTTGATTTTCTTGAGTTGCGAACGTCAATAATTTCAGCTCGCATGTCTTTGAGAAGCTTAATTGCTTCCATCGCCTGCTTACGAACACGAGTTCCAGCAGTAGCATTTCCACGATCAAACTTCTGAGTGTCCTTGTCAGACTCTGAAAGTAGTTCAATTATTTCTTCCAACTTATCTTTAATCATTTTCGTTCTCCAAATACCAGGGTCGCCAGCCTGACGCCCATCTTTCTTCTCGCCCTTCAACAAAGTTGATGTAACACTTTAAACAACACTTAAAACGATTCATATATAAATCATCTTTTTTGTCGAAAGAATAAGTGCTACAAACCGGACAAGTTCTCTTACTATCCTTATTAATTAGTTTTTCGGATAACAAAAAACCGTTTAATTCTACTTTAGGGGCGGTTTTGGGGTTGGAATTGTTTCTTTCCACTTCTTTCTTAACTTGCTCTATATATTCTCTTTCTTTGTTTTCATTCCAAGTTGACTTCGGATTCGTGATCGTCTCGTCGCCATACTTAGAAGATATGGCCTTCTCTACTGCGGCGACATCGTTGAGGTCTTTCTTCATACTTCACCTTGAGAAGTTTTCACGGCGGCATAAAACACGCCGATAGAAGCCAGAATTCCTGCGAAGAAGCCACCGACAAACCACCACTCACTGTGATCGGCTGAAGACTCTTCAATAACCTTTGTGAGCCTTTCGATCTCTTCTGTCTTAATCTTCGTAATTGCTTCATACTTTTCTTTCTCTGCCTCTAGTTTAGCATCAAGTATCTTAGTCTTTAAGTCACAGAGGGAATCTTTTTTCTTTTTCTCGTGCTCTACCTTAATGTCGCACTTCTTTATCCCGTATTCTCTCTCTGCAATGACCTTGGCGGCAGACTCTGCATCCATGATGATGCCGCTGAACGGTGCTTTCTGACCTTTCTGAATCCCCTCTACTACAATGTCGTTTGCAAAAGTCGGGAAACTGAACAGTAAAAAAACGGCAACGATACGTTTCATGTTATCCTTCTTTCTTGAAAGCCTTTTTCATTTCTTCTGCGAGCATTTCCATTTCCAACTCTTGAAGAGACTTTTCTCTTTTTTCTTTTTGTTTACCGGCAGCTTCAAGCTCGTCGGTTTCTTCAATAATAATTTCCTGCAACTCATCAGAATGGATGATTGCAGCATTTTCAATCTTCTGTGCCTTTGCTGACTCTGCAGCCTCAATAGCGGCAACCTCCTCCTGATGGCTCTCTATGGAACCCATGAGAAGATTAGCAAGCATCTCTACTTTCTTTCGATGAAACACGAAGGCTGCAGCAATGGCGATAAGCACCACGGGGAAATACCAGTAATGCTTAAGCCATAATAATGTTTTCTTTAGTTTTATCACTTCTTGTTATACCCTTTAATTCTTTCAAAGATATCGATGGCAGATTGACCGCCAAGATATACAATACTAATCCAAACCCAATGTTCGGACTCTAAAGCTGATATGGACATCAACGCTGTCGCTGTCATCCACACCATTAACTTTCGAGATGCTACTTTTCCAAATACTTTGTCCAGTGCGCCGGACTTAGAAGTCATTTCGTCAATCTTACTTTCAATCGTGTCTAGTTTTATTTTCTCATCAGTGCTCATAATAGTCACCTCCATTACAGAAGTAAATAGTACCTACTGTTCAATATGAGCAAAACCATCCTTTTTATCAATGTCGATTGTCATATCGGCAGCGTCTTTGAGGCTATCCAAATGAGATATAAGGATGACCTTGTTGAATTGAATCTTGATCATGTCGACGATCCTTGAGAATCCTTCCATGTTATTTTCGTCAAGGGCCGTTCCCGGTTCATCTAAAATAAACACATCGCCACGGGGTAACGTACTAACACTTAACAATGCTAAACGTATTGCAATCGCTGCAAGAGTTTTTTCTGCGCCCGAGCCAAGTTCAATTGGTCGAGGATCGAACTTGGGATGTTTGATCATGATATCAAGCTTCCTACCGTCTGTCTCGAGATAGATCTCAAAGTCTGCGACATTCGATAGGACCTTGGTTATCTCCGTGTTGATAACGGGTAGGCGGCGCTTAACGATATCAGAAGAGATTCCATGGGGGTGCATGCACTGAAGAAAATAATCATACGCTGCATACTCCTCTCTCTTTTGATTTAGGGTTTCCCTGTCCCTCTCTAGAGATGTTAATTTTTCTTCCAAAGAGCCGTTCTCTTTGTAAAGCTCCAAGATCTCCTCTTCGCACTCGCCAAGACAGATGACTGCTTTATCAATATCGCTTTCCTTGTTCGCCTTGGTTTTCATCAAGGATTCCAAGTTTTCAATTGCTTCTCGATTTTCTTCGTAGATCTCAATCTCCTTTTCCAAGTCTTCGATGTGGCGAGCCTTACTCTTTTTCTCAAGAGCAAGTTTCTCACACATCAATCTCGACTCAGAGACTGTTCTCTCAGTTTCTGCCTTCTTGTCCATCAGCTGTTGATACTTATCAATCCTTGAATCGACCGTTTTTTGATCTAGATTCTTTAGTTGCTTTACCCTTTCAGCTTTTAGGGACGTGATACTATACAACTCACCCCTCAGAGAAGGGAGTTCCTCCCTAGCAGTGGTTGCATCAGTCAAGAACTTGCAACTAAGAAATTTATCCCCACACGGAACCTCGTCCAAAAGGAAGGTTTTCCTTTTTGAGGTTTCTACTTTTCTGCTTGCGGAATCATGTTCTCCGGTTAATTCTGAGATTTCACTCTCTAATGTGGTGATATCCGCTTTGGTCTTCTCGTACTCTTCTATTTTAAAAGTAGATAAGAATTCACTCATCTTCTCCAAAGAGATCACAGATGCGGTTAAACTTTTCTTTGAAGATACCTCAGAAGAGGAGATCTCTTTCAAGTCTTGTTTGAGGGTTTTGATNTCCTTCTTTGCCTTTTTTGCGTCAATAATTTCAGCGGGAATTGAAGAAATTTGAGAGTCAATACCGCTAACTTCTGCGCGTAGTTTGGCCATCTGGGTTGTTCTTTTATCACATTCCTTCTTCTGAGATTTTAAAGCTTTTTCGTTTCGCACAAGGTCTGCAGCTGTGTTTCCGATTTCTGCACCATAATTACGGCCGTCCAGAGCTTTAACGAGGCCCTTCAGGTCGGCGGCCTCTGTTTTAGCTAATACGAACTTTTCCTCAAACATCACCAAATCGAGAAACTTAGCAAGAATCTCCTTTCTCCTTGTCGAACCTTCCTTTAGAAAGGTTAAAGAATCGGTTTGGGAGGACATTGATGTCAATAGAAAATCCTCAATACTACCAAAGTATTTTGCAATGTTTCTGTCTGTTGCTGTCTTTGAAACGCCATTGAGTTCTTTCATATCTCCGGCCATGTCGGAAACCAGAAAGTTGACATCAGTCTTGGCCTCGTTTGAAACCTCTCCCTTTAGTTTCTTAACATATTTTTCACTTCTACGCTCAACAACATAGTCTTTACCAGCAATATCAATAATCGCCTTGGCTCTACACTTTTCTTTATTCTGGTTAATGATGTTGTAAGATCTTCTAACATTCTTTGTTGTATTGTTGAAGAGCGCGTAACATAGCGAATCAATAGTACTACTCTTTCCGGAATAGTTCTCTCCGAAAATACCCACAACACCAGACAACTTTTCGAAGTCAACCTTGTTGCCTGATCCATAGTTAAACAAATTATCCCATTCAAGAGATTTCAACTTCCAGTGGATGTTTCTTGAAACTTCATCCTTGTCTGCGAATACAATAGCGTTCATCCTGCGGTTAATATGCAACACTTCAGAAAGAACATCTTCGCGAAGATCAAAATCTTTCAAATATTCTCTAATAAGCTTCTCTTGAACCTTTTCGTNGCGCAGGTCTTCACCTAGTGCGGCTCGGATTGCATCATCAGCACTCCCCAGTACGCCGTTAACGTTGTTCTGTGTAGTGGTAGACTCTGGACTGAATTTGGTTTGAATTACAGCCTGCGCCTTTCTCATGGCGCCGACGGAGATCTGATTCATAGAGCGAATTCTAATCCGAGCATTAGCGGGTAATTCTAAACTCTTAGGAACCTTTCCCTTCGGAGTTAATACAACAGTTATAAATGGATTTATATTCAGAATCTCATGATGAGTTACGCTGAAGTTGTTTTTATCTTCAATGTCCCAAGTCAGGAATCCTTTATCGTTTGTCTCTCCATGGTTTTGCTGAATGGTTGATCCGCAATATCTAACACGGCCATCGTTGTCGAGGCGTTGGTTTGTTTTGTGAATATCTCCGAGCAACCCGAAGTCGAACTTTTCCAATACAGAAATATCTATACCATGCTCCATCGTGAATCCGGTTTCGGTTTTACAACCTGCAACGCTACCATGATACAGTGCGATATTGATCTTCTCTTTGTTAGTTGGAGTAGTCAGCCAATTATCCTTATCAAACACAGACAAGACGTTCAAGACAATATCATCTCCGATGTCAAACTCTCCGGAGTACTTGTATAAGTGTACGTTTGAGTTTTCCATCGCGGTGATAATGGGAGAGATCGCGTCCTGTCGGCTATCATTTCTCAAATTACCATCGTGGTTTCCCAAGATAATATGAGTAGGAGCAATATCCGACAAGCCTCTAATGAAGTCAGTTGTCATATCTACAAGCTCCGGAGAGATATCTGTTTTGCGATGAGCAATATCACCACAGTGAACAATGTAATCCGGCTTAAGCTCTCGAAGTTGTTTGTACATATCCTCGAAAGCTACCCTATATTGTTTGTGAAATTTTAAATTGCGTATGTGTGTATCACTTATGTGTGCAATTCTAACCATATTTTACTATCCCCTATATCGCACTAAGTCCCCTCAGTGCGTGTTCAAGACACGAAAGACTTTCAGCCATTGGTACTGCTGCTTCTTTTCTCTGTCTAAAAATTTCCTTCGGCATCGTGCCGACGTCGCTGAATCCTGATACGTCTATTTTATAGATTTCCATATCATATTTTAGAAAACTCTCGATGAGTTTAATTGCTTTGGATTCAGCGTCAGCATCCAAAGCAATGTAAAGTGGTGTATCGTGTTGGACTATCTTTGAAAATAATCTGCTATCTTCCCTCAATGAAGATCCGAGTAATGGAATTGAGTTACCTGCGACGATGGCGTCGAAGACTCCCTCCACAATAATTAAGTCGCTGCCCCAGTCAACATAAAGTTCGTTAAATACAACGTCCTTCTGTGCTGGCGGGTTTTTGTATTTTACCCATTCGTCCTCGTATGTTCTCGCTATAAAATAATTTACTCTTCCGTCCATATTGAATGATGGAATGATCACTCTTCCCTCATATTCACCCGTAGGACAATATCCTATTTTCCATCTGAGGATATCACTCTTTGTAATTCCTCGGTCTTTTAAATACCTCATCGCTCTTCTTGACGATACGTGAGTTTTGCTACTCGTCAATGTTTTGAATTCTTCTGGAAGATTTATGACCAACTCTTCTTCTGGCTCTATTGCTAGGCCGATGGACATTATTGCTGTGCGGAGGTCTGACTGTGCAGATAAATCAATCTGGCCGACCAAATCTTCCCACTGTTTCCTCTGACTAAAACTACCATACCTCCTCACCAATCTAAATATTGATGGGGATTTATAATCACACACCCAGCACTTAAAGCTGTCTTTCTCGATATTTATAGAAAGTTTCTTCTTGTGGTGGTTACACTTCGGACAGGCAAATAAATATTCTTCACCAACACGATATGTAGAGCCAAGGAAGCTCTTTAAGACTCCTAATTTCTTTTCTGACGACAATTGTACCCCGCACGAGCTATAACAATGCTGTCTGCCTTATCAAAGCATTCAGGTTTAATATTACCATATCTTGTATATTCTACCACGAAACAGGGTTCTTTGTCAAGTAGAAACTCAACAACTTTCTGTTTCGCGTTTTCTCCTCGAGGAATTTTAATGCCGCAAGACTTTCTTGCGGAAGAAGCTGATATATATTCAGGGGTTACGCCGGTATGCTCAAANATGAGCCAAGAAACGGCGCCGTTNAACCTGCTGAGTGAAGATAATGTTTTTGCGGAAGAAAAGCCGCTCCTGAATGATTGTAGGGATTGTTCTATATAAACTGCGGTTATATCATGTTCTTCTGTGAGGAATGTGATCTTCGCTCGAATGTGCTTAATCTTTGTGAAAAAATCTTTATATTTTCTAGTATCCCACGCTTCGTTATGAACGATGTTGCCGAGGTCGTCAAGTATGGTTACACCAGTGATACTGGTGCTTATATCTAAGCCACAAATCATACTGATATTATATCACAGATCCAATTTTAATTTAAATGTATAACTGTCTTTTTCTCTCTTGCGAATGGGTGTGGCGAGCTTTGCAATGCCGACTAGGTTTTGGTCGTCGTCGTAAATTCCCACAGAAGAGAGGTAGGTTGTTTTTTCAAACGTGCCTGATGTTGCGAAAGATGAAGACACAACATTTTCGACCGTCTGCTTATCGTTCTCTAAATAAACATACGAACTCGTAAGAAGGGTCTTCTGATTTGCATTGGTTGATGATGAGTGCTGGATGAATGTGGGATTGTTTGAACTATTTAGTTCTCCGCGATTTGCATGAGCGAACATCGTCATTGTCGGAGTATATGTTGTGCCGTTAAAGCTGATGTCGAAGGAAGAATCTGCTAAGGACGAATTTTGATAGCCAAAATATTTCCAACGGGCGNNATCANTAGAAGGATAATTCGCGTCAGTGGTAGAGTTCAGATCCCAAGAGCCCGTAAGAAGAATAAAACCTTCGTTATACAGAACAACTCCAGCGACCGAACCGTCGTCTGTGCCGCCTGATTGGATAAGCTCTCCTCGCTTGTTTGAATCAGTGAGTTGACCAGCAAGAGTTCCAGTTACATAAAATTTTAAATCAACCGTTCCCTCTTGAATATGAGATCCGTAAAGGATAGAGGGGATGCTGATAAGCATCATGTCTTGTTCTGGTTTGTTCCACGACATATCTTCAATACTCGAAGAGAAGGCGTAATGGACGCTGTTCTTCGCATAGTGGTTTAAAGTATTTTTCAATGCCGACAATCTTGCATTGGGAGGGGATGTTGGATATACCGGGGTTGCGCCGGAAAGATATTGTGAACCAACAAGGACGCTTGAACTTAAGTAATAATCTTTAGTATAGATATCGCTTGGTAGTGCAAGTGGCGAGTCGTATGATGCTGTAGAGACAAATAGAGGTCGAACGTCATAGGCGTTTCTCGCAACCTCTAGGGAGCTACCAGAAACATGGCTGATGGGGTTTATTCCGGAGTCTCCAGAATTATTATAATAAGAGGCACTTGCATGAATGTAGATCCTCGTTTCAGGGTGGGATCTAACACTGTTGAGCATCACTTCATTTTTATTAAACTTAAAAAAGGACATTCTCTCCTCCTCGGGAAAGGTTCCTAGTAATCAAGTCTTACTCTGAGTGTCAGAGTGGATGCAGGATCTTTCTTCAATGGTTCGGATACCTTTGCTGTTGCGATAAGTTCGTTATCCGAACTATACAGACCAACAGAAGTAATATAAGAAGAAGGTGAGTTCTGTGCTTTTCCACTCTTAACTCTAATGGAGCTACTGCTTAAGTAGGTTGGATTAGAGCTGTAGTTAAACTCATTGTGGTTTGCGTTACAGAAGTAAATTGTAGAATTCAATTCAATCGTGTTGTTGAAATCTAAGTCGCCAAATCTGTGACGCAGGGCGNCGGCGTTTGCTTGGATGTCGCTGCCCGTCATCAAAGCTTCTGCGGCATCGGTGNCGGACATGATCGCAGCACCAAAATAAGATGCAGTAATGACTGCTACGCCTGCTTGGTAATAAAGCAAGCCAACACCGGAATCAGAATTAGCTTCTGCAGAAGAAGTATAAAGGACTGCATATTCACCAGCGGGTGAGTTTACACGATAATTAGTATCTGCATTGTAGTCACCAATTTGACCGAGGTCTGAAAATGGAGTAGCGTATGCTGAGCCTGTTCCANACTCTAACCTAAACGTACCTTTCTTAAGTTCGTCTTTTNTGAGGAGTCGAGAAAGATTAATAAAATAGGCTTCCTTGATTTTTGATCCACCAGAAAGGTCGCCGTCGCGGTCGAAGTTTAATATGGAACCAGTTGAATCATATCCCACAAGAACTTGGGCCATTTGGCTGTAGATGTTCACTTTCTTTGAATTCTGCTCGTAAGATGCNTTGTTTAATCCAGAGTCAGAGGAATAACCACAAGACAAATCGAAAAGATGATTTGCGGATGAACTCAAGTAGGGATAATCGTAGACCGACTGGAACATTCCGTGAGAATAGTTTTTAATATTGTTGTCTGAGTAGGTGCTACCAGACACGATGGTTCCAGTGACAGGGACTGACTCATGAAGTAATGTCCTAGTAGATGTTATATCGTCACTTGAAAGTGTTTTAAAAATTGTTGCCATTTTAAGTTACCTGTCCTTTAT